TAGTAGTAGACTCCTTGGAAAACTACTGCAAAATGAGTCACTTAAAGGAAATACAGGAAGAAATCACCAAGCACGAGCAGCAATTGGTTACAGCAAGACAGAAGTTGAAGGATGCAGAGAGGGCTGTAGAATTGGACCCTGATGATGTCAACAAGAGTACACTACAAAGTCGGAGAACAGCAGTTTCAGCATTAGAAGGGAAGTTAGGAGAATTCAAGAGACAACTGGCAGACTTTGTGTCAAGTCAAAAAGTAATTGACCGTCCGGTTGATCCCACAGGCCTGGAACCAGATGACTATCTAAAGGAACGTTCCACATTACGTTATGGAAATGTTATTGATGTTAACAGCATTGATTTGGAAGAACCAAGTGGTCAAACAGCAGACTGGCAGTCAATTTGTGATTACCTTGTGAGTTTTACTCTCCCAATTGTCTTGAAGGCATTATACATGTTATCCACACGTGGCCGTCAAACAATTAAGGATAATAAAGGGACAAGAATTCGATTTAAGGATGATAGTTCATTTGAAGAAATAAATGGAATCCGTAGACCTAAACATTTATATGTTTCCCTACCTACAGCACAATCAACAATGAGAGCTGATGAAATTACTCCAGGCCGTTTCAGGACAGCAGTCTGTGGGCTTTACCCTGCACAAGTTAAAGCTCGTAATATAATAAGTCCTGTCATGGGTGTCATAGGGTTTGGATTCTTTGTGAAGGACTGGGCAGAAAAGGTTGAGTCTTTTTTAAAGAGCCAATGCCCATTTCTGAAAAAAACATTGGAACTTGCAGACCAGTTCATGTCAACAAATCATGCATATATGATTAAAAGGCAAGACCAATTGGATGATTCAAAATTGCAAGAGATAGAAGACTTGATTGATAAAATGAGCACAGGTGATGCTACGCTGTTTACAGATATACAATCACCACATTCTGTGTGGGTATTTGCAGGGGCTCCTGATCGATGCCCCCCAACATGTTTGTATGTTGCAGGAATGGCTGAACTTGGAGCATTTTTTTCAATTCTTCAAGATATGCGTAATACTATTATGGCATCTAAGTCAGTAGGTACTGCAGAAGAAAAACTAAAGAAAAAATCAGCATTCTATCAATCATATCTACGCCGCACACAATCAATGGGAGTCCAATTAGATCAGAGGATAATATTATTATACATGCTAGAATGGGGAAAAGATATAGTTAACCACTTTCATCTTGGTGATGATATGGACCCAGAGCTGAGATTGATTGCTCAAAGTCTCATTGACACAAAGGTCAAGGAGATCTCTAACCAAGAACCCCTCAAACTGTAGTTAGTAATATGTGTAGATATAAGTATAAATCATAAAAAAATGATATTTAGATATAAGATAATTGATAGTAGCTTTCATATATATACTATAGTATAAGTTAGTCGTTGATAGTAGTGAATTTATAAGTACATAATAGATAGGATTATATAGCAATAAGTAAAAAGTTATTAGCGTGACTTATGAAATTATATACTGTTTATTTTAGTATAGTTAACTGTAATAGTAATAAAATAAGCATTCTTATAGTTAATATAATTATGTTATCATACTTAATACTTGATAATGAATTTATGGTAGTAGTTTATGAATAATTATAAATGATAAGTAATAATTACCTTTAGTAATAATTTGTATATATGGGTGTACATTTCATTCTGCTTATGGTTAGATTTTTACTAATTTACTAACCCACAACTTATAAAGTATTATAGTTATGTTCTTTTTGCACTTTTATTAACACACTACCTCAAAACTTTCCTTTCTTGATTGCTTTTCAAGGAGTATACTACTA